TATTACAAAAGTTTTTAAAAGAGTTATAACATCGTCTGATGTTAAACCATTTTTGGAAATATTTTTACCTGAAAAAAATGTATTAGGGGTTACAAGTGTTTTATTAAAAGATGGTACGCAATACGCTAATATTCCTACTACCCAAGAATTTTTAGGTTCCAACAATAGATGGTATGAAGTTAAAGCGTTAGTTGAAGACAGAGTATTTATTGAAGACCCAACAAAAGTTTCTGATAATCCGGGAATTAAAGTGGGTAAGTACGTCCAAACAAATGATAAATTTATTACTGAGTACACACCTGAAGGATTTTTTAAAATGACATATGGTGGTGGTAGTCAATCTGCGGATGAACAATTAAGGGAGTTTGCAAAAAATGGGTTCACATTAGATTTAAATAAATATTCAAATAACTTTGCTTTAGGTAGTGTTCTTAAAGCTAATAGCACCTTATTTGTACAATACCGAGTTGGTGGTGGAACAGGAACTAATTTAGGTGTTAATATTATTAATCAAATAGGTACAGTTTCATTCTTTGTTAATGGTCCGTCAGAATCAGTTAATACAAGTGTTGTTAATTCATTACGTTGTACTAACGTTGTTGCTGCAATTGGTGGGGCAAATTACCCAACAACAGAAGAAGTTAGAAACTTAGTGGCATTTAACTTTGCCGCTCAAAATAGAGCCGTAACGGTTAATGACTACGATTCTATAATTAGAACAATGCCGTCACAATTTGGGGCACCTGCTAAAGTTGCGATTACCGAAGAAAATAATAAAATTAAAATTCAGATGTTATCTTATGACGAATCTGGTAATTTAACTGAAATTGTGTCAAACACATTAAAAAATAACGTTGCTAACTACCTATCAAACTATAGAATGATTAATGATTACATTTCTATTCAAAGTGCTAATGTTGTTGATTTAGGTGTTACTATTGATGTGGTATTAGATAATAGTCAAAACCAAGGAGCGGTTATTTCTCAAATAATTACTATTGTATCTGAGTTCTTTAGTCCTGGTAACAGACAGATGGGGGAAAATGTGTATGTGTCCGACCTTAGAAGATTAGTCCAAAGTGAAAACGGGGTTATTGCGGTTTCTGATATGTTATTTTTTAACAAGGTTGGTGGTCAATATTCTTCATCACAAACATCACAATCTTATATTGATACTAATACGAAACAGATTGGTTTAGTTGACGATACTATTTTTGCCGAACCAAGTCAGACCTATCAAATCCGATATCCTAACAAAGATATCAACATCAGAGTCAAAAATCTAAAAACGGTTAATTTTTCTTGATAATTTATTTTCAAAATAAATGAATTATCATTTGAAAATAGTATATAAACTATTTATCAAAAAAAGACCAATATGTCCAACTCGTATAGAATAAGAACCAAACCTGGTGTTGATAGTTCAATTAAGATTTTAATTGACCAAGAGTTTGAATATTTAGAGATTCTTTCTCTAAAAATATTACAAAGCCAAATTTACACAAGACAGTGTTCCGACTATGGAGTTATTGTTGGTAGAGTTAGTATTAATAATGGTTTTGGTATTCCTAACGCAAAAGTATCTGTTTTCATACCTTTGGACAGTATGGACGAAAACGACCCTGTTATTTCAGAGTTATATCCTTACAAAACTTTATCAGATTTAAATGAAGATGGGTATAGATATAATCTATTACCTTATAAACAACAACATCCAGGCCATAATCCTACGGGGACCTTCTTTACAAGAGAAGATGTGTTAATCAACCCAACTCTTATTGAAGTTTACGACAAGTACTATAAGTATAATGCGATAACTAATGATAGTGGGGATTATATGATATTTGGGGTACCTGTAGGGGCTCAAACGGTTGTTGTTGACCTTGACCTTTCAGATATTGGTGAGTTCTCTTTAGCACCACAAGATTTAATTAGAATGGGGATTACTACAGAATCACAAGTTTCTGGAACAAACTTTAAATCATCTACAAATTTACGAGAATTACCTCAAATCATTACTTTCGTTAGAAACCTTGAAGTTGAACCATTATGGGGTCAACCTGAAATTTGTAATTTAGGTATTACAAGAACTGATTTTGATTTATCCGCAGAATTTAATATTAACATTACACCTACCGCGATTTTTATGGGTTCTTTAGTATCATCTATAGAAGAACAGTATGTTAAGAAGAGTTGTAAACCAACCTTAACCTCAGGGGCACTTTGTTCTTTAGTTGCGGGGCCTGGTGAGATATTAGCAATTAGACACACAATTGCTCAAGATTCTAACGGACGACCTATATTAGAAACAATTGATTTGGAATCAGGGGGACAAGTTATTGATGAAAATGGTACTTGGCTTGTGGATTTGCCGATGAACTTGGATTATGTTATCACTAATGAGTTTGGTGAACAAGTTATTTCAGACGACCCAAAAAATGGTATCCCAACAAAAGGTAGGTATCGATTTAAAGTTAAATGGAACCAATCACCATCAGTTTCTGCTGACCCTATTAAAAGGGGGTATTTTTTAGTTCCAAATATTAAAGAGTACGGGTGGAAAAAAATTGGAAATATTAACGTAGACCCACTTACTAATAATACCGCAACTGCCTTAAATCGAGACGCGGCACAAAGGTCATACGCGTTCAGTTTAGATTGGGCAGATTATGGATTAACGGGGACATCCATGGGTAATCAGATGATTGATGAAGCGATTAGGTGTGAAGACAAATTTTACGAGTTTCAATACAATAAGGTTTATACTGTATCACAATTAATTACTCAATATAGAAATGGGTATGGTAACTGGAGAATTATTGCGATAAAAGATATTTTAGATAGTGATGTTAAATGTTCTAGCGACAATAATAAGTTTCCAACAAATGATGCGGTATATAGATTTGATTTAATTTATCTCCTATTTACGATAATGATGTTTGTTTTTAGACCGATATTATATGTGTTATTACTAATAGTACACATTTTAGCTTTTTTTTTAATGCTTATTGGCCCTATATTAGCAATCATCGCGATAGTTGTCTATCTTGTTGTTATTACTGTCTGTACACTTATTAATGCGATTATATGGGCGCTTAACGGAATTCCTTTTGTTAGTATTCCTTACTTGGATTGTCCTGATGTTAACGATATTAAGGAAACGGTTAACCTCCTGTTAAATTTATATAAAAAATTTACTAATTTAAGACTCCCTAATTTATCATATCCCGACTGTGAATTCTGTCAATGTACTGATGGAGACGCAATCGTAATTGACAATGCGGATTATCCAGATGCGGTGGCCACTGTTGCACAAACCGCTCAAGAAGCTGGTGCTAATGCGGTTTTAACTCCCTTTGAACTTGCAACAAATTATAACGCGGCCTCACCATATAATACGGATAACCTTGTTTATGAAAGTTTATTTGCGGGGACATCATTAGGTAATGCTAACCAAGCAAATAACCCATTAACACCTCAAACACGTGCACCAAAACTTATATCAGTGTCGGGTGGTCAGGGTAATCAAGGTAATGATTATGCGTTTACAACAAGTTTAACTCAGTCGGAAAGATTAAATTTATTTAATACTAAAGCAAAGTTTTTCAGAAACGACATTAATAATAATCCTGGCGGCGGCGTTAATATAATTAACGTTTCATTTAATCCTAACGATATTGGTGTTACTCACCAAGATAATGTTATCGTACTTATGGTAGACCCTAGCGCGGCGGAAACTTTTCTACCTGGTAATTTAATAACTTTTCAAGACCCTGCAAACTCTACTGACCCTAATATGACAGGGTTTACGTCTATTAATGATTATGGTACTACGAGTAGTACAGGTACTACGGTTAATAATAAACCAGGTAGTACTTCAAATGTTGGTAATATTACAGTCCAATATGCCGATTATACAAACGGTAATGGTCCTGCATTGACTAAAACATATACTAGTCAACAAGCTGATAATGATGCACAGTACGCAAAATTCCCAATGGATGTTGAGTATTTCCAAGTAATTACCGCACAGACTTATTCCGACTATTTGACAATATGTAACCAACCAGGAAGTTTTGGTACTTATCATGGTTTAGTAAATAGATTTATTGATAACCATATGAAATTCAATAGAATTTTTGGTAAAACTTTTAGTTCATTTTATTGGATAAATGAGTTAAATATTAATTATCCCACCGCATTTCAAATATTAAAACCTAGTACTTATTTCCCTCAATTTAATGAACAAATTGTTGTTTTTTTAGTTAGAGGGGTTGACCCGTATTCTACAAGAAGTAATTGTGAATACGACCTCAGTGTTTTGTATGGTGATGTTGTGACTTATAATACCTACGGTTTTACTGGTCGAGTAAAAGTGACTAGTGGTGTTGGTGGGGCACCTAAATATCATTTAAATCAACCAATTAAACCTGGTTTTAAAAATGTTAGACATAATTTAACAAATAATTTTGATACCGATACTTATAGTGGTCAAAAATTATATTTTGATTCCTTCCATTATCAACCGAGTCCGACTGGCCCCGCGGCTTTTAGTGGATTTAATTCTAATTTACAAACTTACTATTCTTCATTAGATAATGGTAGTATGTCGTTCACACCTCAAGTTGGTACTCCTAATTTAGATACTGGATTTAATTCTGATATAACTTACGGTGTTAATGTTGATGGTAACATTAATTACTTTGCTAGAGAATTTAATTCACAACCAGGTTTAGTAGACTCAAATACACATAACTACCTCGCACCCATAAACCCTTATTATCCCCCCAACATTAATTATCCCAACACTGTAAGTCGTGGATATTACGATAATGAAATTATTGAAGGAGGGTCTGGAATGTATTGTCAAACTTTTGTATGTGCACTTAACGTAACGACAACTATGGCTGGAACCTACGACTATAAATCATATTATTATGCACCAAAATACCCTATTGCTAACATGTCATATAATTTGGGTGGTAGTCGAAAAATAATAATGAGGTCAGATAGATTACCTACTTCTAC